CCTGTGTCAACGGTTTTTTGCGGCACGTTCTGCATAGGTCAGGCCCCACATCCCAAGCAGGGCCGCCTCGGCGCGTCCGTCATCCTTGACGCGGGCAAACTCTCTGGCGTGTTTCGGCCACATCTGGGCGGCTCTCTGCCTGGACCATTCCTTGCCGACTGGCAGCTTCATGTCCCGTTTCCAGACCTGGGGCGTCACCAATGTCGTCGGGATCGCCATCCCGGCCATGATGCCGCGGATGATCCCCAGGCTCTCGCCAAACTGGAACATGCTTGAGGTGCCCTGCCCAGGCATCGCGCCGACCTTCTCTGTGTAGCAGGCGGCGGCGTCCTGCCAGTTCCTGAGTTCTGCCGCGAACATCTCAGGGCTGATCCGTTTCTTGACCGTCTTGCCTGTCTTGATTTCGACAGTCGGGACGTCCCAGACCTCGATCAAGTTGCCCTCATAGTCGAGGATTGCAACAGCGCCCCTCGCGCCTGGGTCGATGCCGACAACGTACTTCATTTCTCAAGTTCCTTGATAAGTCGATCCAAGTACCAGCGTGCTTTTTTTGCGTCCTCAACCCCTCCCTTCGATTCGTACCTCCAGAGGTACTTAATCACGTTCGCAACGCAGACTGCCTCGATGCCGTGCTTAAAAACTGTCGCGGCTTTGAGCGCGTCAATGCATTCAATGTCGCCGTTTCTGTAGTGCTGCGGATTGATGTTGTCCATGTTCAGAACCATGAGGCCGCAGGATCGCGGCGGGGTGTCAGTGTGGGCGGCAACTCTTTCATGCTCTCGCGCTGCGCCTTCTGGATCTTTCTCAGTTCGCGTTTGCGTTCGTTCTTCGCCTCTCGCGTAATCAGCGGCGGTCGGTCAGCATCACGATCCCCCAGGCCCCAGACCCTGGCCGGAATCGATCCTGTCTTTGCCCAGCTAATAATGACGATGCGTTTCTTGCGATGCAGTTCTGCCAGCGCGTTGGCGACAGTGGATCGCGCTGCCCGGAGATCTTTCGCCAGATCATCAGTGGACAACGGACCCTTTCGCAGACGCATCAGGATGCGCCCGCGGATGTCGTGCTGTCCAAATTCAGCGCCTGACTTCGCCGTCTTTCGTTCGTTCTCTGCAAGTGCCGCTCGCAGGACAGGCGCGATGACGTTGTCTATGTGATCGAGCGACTCGCCGTTTTCAATCGCAGCCAGGGCCTGCTGTGCTGCTGCCTTCAAGGTCGTCACTGCCCAGGCTCCTTCACAAACGTACCGTCGGCCATGAGCCAGCCCTTGCGGTCCTTGATCTGGTCATACGCCGCGGCCAGACACTTCGTCATGTCCATGTTTCGCAGCGCACAGTAGTTGATCAAGCAGACCAGCACATCACCCACAGCATCTTCTGACGCCTTGCGGTCCTTCTTGCCCTCGGCGTCGCAGAGTTCTCCGATCTCACTGACTGCCTTCAACAGTTGCGATGTCGGCGTCCCGTTGGGGATGATCCGGCGCTCTTGTGCCCAGTAAATCACCCTCTTTTCCAGTTCCTCGAAAGTCATCCTTCTTTCCCCCTCTTTTCTCTGTCAGCCTCGCGCTGGCGCTCCAGCAGGCTGCGCTGCTCCAGATCAATCTGCTCAAGAATCTTCTCGAATTGCAGGCACTGCTTGCACTTGCGGCAGACACTTTCACAGCGTTTGTAAATCATTGTTTTCAGCGGGTCGTTTGACATGGCAATCTTCAGGCGCGTATTCGTTCCAGACCTTGAAGTCCGGGTCCAGTTTCTTCTGCCACTCCTTCAGCAAACTGTAGGAGTCATTCCCGGCACGCCAGACGCGGTGGTCGTCTGACCACTCATAGAACCAGTCGTGATACTTGAGCCGGTGGATGTATTTTTCCATGTCTGTTTCAGCGTTCATCATTCGCCCTCATCAATGCAGTGACACAGGCCCCGAAAACGAAGCCCAACACATAGACGCCCAGCAGCACTGTCCACTCTGTCATTTCTTCATCCTCATGATTGCCTTCGCAGTGGCCTCCGCCTTCTGCCGTTTTTGCTTGCTCGCTGAGTCCTCCTGACGCACCGGAATGTCGTCCGGGTGCGTGCTGATCCGGTCCAGGATGTCGCCCGTCTGGTTGAACGTCTCACCCCTGCTGACCTTGCTGATCGGAAACTGATTCTTCGTCTCGATGATCTCTGTGATCAGTGATCCGTTTGTGTCATGCAACTCGCGTGATGTGAAGTGCGGCCCATACTCGCGGATTGACTCAGGGCCATTGACGAACATCGCCCCAGTTTCTTTGTGCCTGTAGGCGACCCAGTTCTCGCCACCGTCCTGCGGGTCTGCGTAGGGCACAAGGCCAGGGATCATCAGATGCTCATCACACCCGCGGCGCTGCTCTTGCTCAGACAGAAGGACACTCTTGACCGCGCACCGCCACTGCCCATCATCGACGGGTGATGAGTGGCAACAGGTGCGACAGTTGGGTTCCGCTGCCTGACCGCCGTGGCAGTGGTTCCAGAACGAGCAGAACATGCACTCGAAGAACTCTTTGTTGTTGCTGATTCGCCACGGTGGTGTCGTTGCCTCAATCAGAGACTCAGCGCGAGCCATGAGCCTTGCAAACTCATCTGCGTCAAAGTGGACCCACTCGGTATACAGGTCGTCAGTGTCTTTGTTGACTGCAATGTAGAGCGCACGGTCCAGGTCCATCAGGCCCATGTAGCACTGCATCTGGGCGAAGTGCTGCGGCTTGCTGTCGCGGACGCGCTTCTTGACAAGGTCATTGAATGACTTGTTGTTGTGCGTCTTGAACTCCAAAACCGCAGGCGTTTTCGGGGCCTCGGGCAGACCCTTGGCAACGCCGTCGAGTGAGCCTGAGAAGTGCCCCTTGAACGCGGTCACACGCCACTGACTGTCCGTCTGAGGATCTGTCTCCCAGACGGTCGCTCCAATCGCCCGGATCTCAGCCACCAGCCGGGCCTCCTCCCGCGACCCGGTGTCGAACATCCGCAGCAGTCGGCCTGGGAAATTGGGCTTGAGCGCCCACCTCCAAACCAACCAGATGTAGCGGTCGCACTTGTGGCCGATGATGCTGGCCCCCAGGTGCGGCCTGTGCTCCTGCGGCTTTGCCGAATACCACTTGACGATCTGCGACGCAGTTGTGTGCGGAGAATCAGGGATGGCGGCCACAATGTTCTCCTTTGTTGATGACATAGGCCCACACTGCGCCGCCTGCTACTTTTGCAATGAACTGCATGGCTACGATGTGCGGCATCAGTGCGCCAAAGGCGATGGTCGGAAAGACTAAAGAATCAACAGCAGCACCAGCCACATTGCTTGCGTTGGCACGGCGCAGCCAGTTTCCTTTGAGCCGAGCAAATACGGACCAGTCAACAATCGCGGCGGCAGTGAATGCAGACGCAGAAGCAATGGCGATCATTCCTGCACTCGGGTTCAGCACATAAGTCAATGCTCCAGCGGATGCGATCAATGCCCCCATCTGACATGTTTTAAGCCTAACGTGTAGCCAATCTCTCAACGCAAGGTCGAGACCAATCAGCACGAAAGCATTGATTGGAGAAAAGCCTGGGCCAAACTTGGCAACAAGTAGGTTTGCGACCGTCATTGCTATTGCATAAACGGCGATTGCTACATAAAGCATAGTGAGTCCTGTTCTGGTTTTTTTGACCACTTTGTCGGTGGGTTTTGTGAATTGATGTGTTTGGCAGTACACCCGGCGCATTGCTTCTTTTCTGCGTGATGTAGAGCGACGTTTGTTGAATCAGCACTGGACAGCGGCCATTCGCTTTTGCCTTGTCCGAGCATTCTCAATCCATGAGTCCAAGGCAGTCTGTTGTATCGGCGTGCCAAGGCATTGAATGTCTGATCCATCTTTGCTGACCATTTCGGTGCCCCAACCTGCCAAAACTCTCCTGATGAACCCAAACAGACCCGACCCCACTCATCGCACAACTCAAACAGGTAGTCTATTGACAAGCCCAGATGCCAGACGGGGATGCCGTATGCCTTTCCAAACGGCCATGTTTTGACCATCTGTCTTTGCGTTTCAACATCCCCGCCAATTACATCTGGAACCACGCCCCAATGCGGGTGAGCCAAGATTGGCTCTAGCCACTCATAGAATCCATGCAAGTCAAACGGCACATTGCGTGTGAAACAACTGAACGCGCCGTTATCAAGCATCAGTGACTGTCCGATTTTCAAACATGTCTTGAGACTGTCAGGCCGAAAGTACGACACACAAAAATGCTGCCCTGCCATGCTTTCAAGTGCGTGCTTGGGAGTTATTGGGGTACCGTGGTAATGCAACACACTTCAGCCCCAGGGACGCTTGTTGTTGATCGGAGCGGCAGCAGGCTTCGAGGCGGGCTTGGGTGCGGACTTCATCGCGGGGGTGAAGCGATAGATGACGTTGCGCGTTTCGTCCTTTTTGTCGATGCCGATCTCAGCGATGAACGGGATGTCGTGCAACTCTTCGCTGTCGTTGACTTCATCCAACCCCAGCGCGACGCAGATTTTTGCCAGAGTCTCCTGAGCAATCTTGACGGCCTGAGCGTTGACGTTGTCGAGGTTCAGGCGCTCCCAGTGGCGGCGGCCAGACGCGGGGCCAGAGACAACCTGCATCTCCAGTTCCAAGAAGTGGCCGGTGCCTGCCCTGGTCGGGCGCGTCTCCGACCGGACGATGATCATTTCGTACTCACCCGCAGGCAGGGGGCCGAATGCGGCGCTGGGGCGCTCGGTGATCTCGATTGACGATGCTTTAAAGTTCAGTTGAGCCATGATGTGTTCCAGAGGTTCAGGATTGAGATGCGGTCAGCGCCGCGGAGAATGACTCCCAGTCGAGAGGCATGTTCTTCAGGCCGAATCGGTTCCCGCCCATGTGAGCGGGGTGCGGTTCGACATAAAGGATTCGTTTGCCCGTTGTGCGGGCCTTGGTTTCTTTGTTGCCGTACCCGGCGTCTGATTCAGTCGTGACGATCTGATAGTTGGCCCAACCGATGATGTCGGCCCACTCCATGACCAACGCAGCAGCCCGGTCGTGCAGTTTCAGGACGTACTGGTCATACCCATCATGCAGTGGTGACTCAAAACGCTTGATCTTGTCGTGCGCGATGAGGATAACGGCCATGTTTCGCTTGGCACGCAGAGCCTCCAGGCCGTTCAGCAAGTTGCGCCACTCTTCCGCGGCGGCGATGTAGCCCTTGCCGTAGCCCGCGGCCTCGATGCTGGCCCACTTGTTGGCGGCGCAGACATGCTGATGCACCAGAGGCTCAAGCCAGTCAAGCGAGTCGAGAAACACCGACTGGTAGTCGTGCTCTTCGTTGAGCAGGGTGCCGATGGCCGAGTACACATCATCAAGCGATGTCGCCAGCGGGAACGCTGATGCATCGACTGCATCCGCGCCGTCCTCGGTCAAGATGCCGATGGAGTTGGGGGCCATGCTGGCGAATGTCGTTTTGCCGATCTTGCCTGGGCCAGCAATCACAATTTTCGGCGCACGCAGTCGCTTCGTGCGTCGGATGGATGAGAGATCAAACATTGCTTTTGTCCTTCTTGTGTTCTGCAATCATTTTTTTTGTCAACGCTTCAATATCAACGCCTTTCAACTGTTCATCTAGCAGGCGCTCAGTTTCGGTTTTTTGTGTGAGTGTTTTTATGACTCCATGCAGTGCTTGCATCAGTTTTAAGTTTGATTGCAACAGCCCGCTTATCAGTTCATCGTCAGACATTTCGTCTGATTTGCGCTTCTTAGGCATTGTTGTTGTCCTGTCGTGGTGTGGAAATCGCATTGAGGCGAGCCTGGATACGGGCCAGCAGGCGTGCCTTGCGGAACGTGCGCCGGATGTCTGTCTTGTGCGAAGGGGTGTACTTGAATCGCGGGTCGAGGATTGACTGCGGGTGTCGTGGTTGCATGTTGTTTCAGAATGGTGCTGGGATGAATGGCGCAGGCTGACGCTTCACCAGTTTGGCGGCATCAATCCAACGGGGGAAAGGGTAGGTCTCCATCGCCACCAGCACCCGGTCGCCTTCGCGGCGCAGGATGGTGACAGGGACGCCGTCGAGCGTCACAGGAGCGCCTCCAGCATGCTGCACAAGGCAATGACGCAGAAGATGCTGAAACACAGCAGGAGCGTCGCCTCTTTGATGAGTTGTGTCATGGTTTGGGTTCTCGGTTTGGGTTTGGGTTCAGTGCTGCGAGAGGTGATTCGATCACAGCGTTGAGATTAACGCAACGTGAGAACCGTGCAACATTCCACAATTCACGATGTTGAAACGATCTCATCATTTGCGGCAGCGGCTGCGCTGGTGTATGGTTGCGCGATTCTCAACATGGATGATACTCATGGCAGCCACCACCATTCACACCCTCGACCCAGCCCACACGATCATCGAGGCCCTGGGCGGCAGAACCTATGTCGCGGAGCAGTTGGGGATCGACAGATCGACCATCTCGCGGTGGTGCCAGCCTCACCCTGGCGGCACTGATGGGCAGATCCCAACCCGTTATTGGAAGTCCATCATCGCCATTGGCCGCGAGGCGGGGGTGGACGTTACGCTGAGTGACTTGTCTGGAATCCGGTTGTGAACGCGGGCGTGACCGCGATGATGACGAACTCAGATTTTTTGGCCGAGGTCTACGGGCCTTTTGAGGCCGGGAGGCATGGTTGGGTTTGTTCATTCCGCGCTGATCCATCAAATGCACCGCCTGCTGTCTGGTCTGGTCGTCTGTACAAGGGTCTGCCCGCGCAGGCTGCGCTGATTGATCGAGCCACGGATGACAACACCTACTTCTGCACCGCGATCCTGCGTGCGACTCCAGACAACGAGATCGTCAGACGCAAGGAGGCATTCGACCGTCTGGCGGTGCTGGTGGTCGATGATGTGCAGCCGGGTGATGTGGCCGGGTTTTCGTACTCGCTTCAGACTTCCCCAGGAAAATTCCAAGTCGGCATTTTTCTCGACCCCGACGACATCGATGCCCGAAATAAGCGCCTCATTGACAAAGTAATGGCCGCGCTGGCAGTTCGCGGGCGCAACAATGACGCATCAGGCAACGGCGCGGTGCGTTATGTGCGGCTCCCTGGTGGGGTAAACACTAAGCCGCGTGCCGCAGGCGACTGGAAGGTGCAGATGGACCAGTGGAATCCATCGACCCGCTGGAGCCTTGAGGACGCCTGCGAGGCAGTCGGCATCCAACTCGACGCCCTGCGCGTTGCAGAAACCCTTCCTGCGCCTTCTGGCGGCTCTGGAGCGGGCGTGAACGCGGGCGAGATGATCGCGGGCTTGATCGGGCCGGTGAGTGAGCGGGCCTATCACGACAGCATCACCCGGCTTGCTGCGTCACTGGTCGCGGGCGGGATGTTCCCAGGCGCTGCCGTCGAACATCTGCGCGACCTGATGCGTCAGTTCAAGCCGGGTGGGCCTGAAGAAGAGGTGCGGCGCTGGCAGGCCCGGTTTGATGAGATCGAACGTGCAGTTCGATCGGCTGAGAAGTACGCTCCTGAGAACAGGAAGCCCCCCAGCATCACTGTCAACCTGGGGCTGGCAGGCTCAGATCCTGAGCCTGATGAGCCTGCGTCTGACCTGATGCCCCTCGACTGGCGGGCGCTCCAAAACGTTGAGGTCGAGCCTCCTGAGTGGCGCATCGAGAACTGGCTGCCTGCTGGCACGACGACGCTGCTGGCTGCCAATGGAGGTGTCGGCAAGTCCAATCTGTCGCTGCAACTGGCGGTCAGCATGGCGTTCGGCTATCCGTGCCTGGGGATGCAGACGACGCAGTGCAGGGTGCTGGTTCTGAGTGGCGAGGATGAGGCGCGGACTGTTCACTTTCGCGTTGCCAATATCTGCGCCGACTTAAAGGTGGAACTGGCGGACCTTGCTGATCGCGTCATCGTCTATGACCTGACGCGGTCGGACTGCGTGCTTTGGCGTGAAGGGGGCGCGACTGCAAAGATGCAGTGGCTTGCTGATGTCGTTGTCCGGTCGCGGGCTGATGTCGTTGTGATTGACAACGCCTCTGATGTCTTTGCTGCCAACGAGAACGACCGGACCGAGGTGCGCGGGTTCATGCGGTGCCTGAATCTGATCGCGTTCGAGACGCGGGCCGCAGTGCTGCTGCTGGCTCACGTTGACAAGGCGTCGGTGCGGCATGGGGCAGGGACTGAGTCTGCATCGACCTTCTCAGGCTCGACTGCATGGAACAACAGTGCCCGGTCGCGGTGGGCGATGACGCGGGAGGATGATGCCGTGGTTTTGCGGCATGAGAAGTCCAACCTCGGGCCGCTCCAGGGCGAGATCAAGCTGGAGTTTGATCCGCACGCGAAGGTGCTGCGGACGTATGGCACGACTCCAGGCATGGCCGCGGCGGCTGCGCTGGTGCGAAATGCCCAACGGGGTGCGATTCTGCGACTGATGCAGCAGGAGGTCGAGCGCGGGACAAACCTCTCGATGCTGACGCAGGCCCCCACCAACGTCTACGCGGTGCTGCGGAACCGGCCTGGGTTTCCGAGGCTGGGGCGGCGCGAGTTCTTTGTCCTGCTGGGTGAGATGGAACGGGCGGCGCTGGTCAAGCTGGAAGACTACCCGCGGGCGAACAGGACGACAGGGCAGCGGTTGATTGTGACTGATGCTGGCAGGGCGCTGGCGGGGAGCGATGCAAATTGAGATTTGGTTCTGTGTGCAGCGGCATCGAAGCCGCGAGCGTGGCGTGGCATCCGTTGGGATGGGAAGCCGCGTGGTTTAGTGAGATTGAACCGTTTCCGTCCGCCGTCCTAAAGCACCACTATCCTGATGTCAGCAACCTTGGTGACATGACGACGTTGCCTGAACGGATTCTTTTTGGCGAAGTGGAAGCTCCTGACTTGTTTTGTGGTGGCACCCCGTGCCAAGCCTTCAGTGTCGCAGGGTTGAGAAAATCACTTGATGATGCGAGAGGCAATCTATCCTTGACCTTCTGTGAGATTGCCAATGCAATTGACTCTGTTCGATATGCTCGACGCGAGCCTGCCGCCATCATCTTCTGGGAAAACGTGCCCGGAGTCCTCAACACAAAAGACAACGCATTCGGATGCTTTTTGGCAGAGCTTGCCGGAGAGGATCAGCCGCTCAAGCCACCAGGGGAAAGATGGACAGACGCTGGTTGTGTGTTTGGCCCCACGCGAGCAGTCGCGTGGCGCGTCCTTGATGCCCAATATTTCGGCTTGGCCCAACGACGCAAGCGTGTGTTCGTTGTCGCAAGTGCTCGAAACGGGTTTGATCCCGCAGCGGTTCTTTTTGAGCTCAAAGGCGTGCGAAGGGATACTGCGCCGAGCAGAGAAGCGGGGGAAGCAATTGCCCAATGCCTTACAACAGGCGTTGAAAAGCGTTACGACGCAGAAACAGAAACATTGCCAGTAATCAACACCATTGACGCTTCATACGGAAACAAATGGGGAAGCAATCAATGGGTCGATCAAGGGCACGCAATTGTTCAACCCGTCACATACGATTTTTTCAACATTACCGCGCCAGTTAATCGTCAGAACAGAACGCCGGGTGATCCATGCCACACCTTGGCGCGATCCAATGCCGAGCACGCAGTGCTAGCCTCCCACCCCACCCAAGACCCCATTATGAGCGAGAACGTCTGCCACGCCATCGGCGCGAATGCGAACGCGACTGCTGCGG